TGGCGGGGTCCGTGCCGGTACCATCATTGAAGTTGATGCGGAACAAATGTATGTCTGGTCTGTGTCGGAAGCCAGCAAAACCGTAACCGTTGAACGGGCATTTAACGCTACTGTCGCAGCCGCCCATGTTGTCAACTCCATGCTCATTGTCAACCCACGGTTCCCACGGGCGCAAATCCTAGAAGCCATCAACGATGAACTAGCCGACCTATCCAGCCCTATGAACGGCTTGTTCCAAGTTAAAATCCTTGACCTGAACTACAATGGTTCAGACCGTCAAATCAACCTGCCATCAGTCGCCGGTGTTATTGACATCATCGAAGTCCGTGCAAGGTATTTATCGTCTGACTACCAGCAGGTACGCAACGTCAAACTTCTTCGTGATATGCCAACCAAAGATTTCGGCTCAGGGTTAGCACTACAATTCGACCAAGGTGTACGCCCTGGTGATGTCCGTGTCACATACCGATCCCCGTTTACTAAGGTTACTACCGAAGCAGAAGGCATCCAATTGAACGCTGGGTTCCCTGAATCAGCTGAAGACCTTCTTGTTATTGGGGCGCAAATCCGTTTGGTAGCCCCACGAGAAGTAAAACGCAACTTCACAGAATCCCAAGGTGACACCCGTCGTGCAGATGAAGTCACAGCCGGTGCAGTATCGGGCAGTATCACTAGCCTTATTCGTATGCGTCGTGATCGCATCACCGCCGAAGCAGCTAAACTTGCTCGGCAATATCCTACATTTCTGCAAAGAGGTTAGGTCGTGGTCGCAGCACCCACGTTCAGTATCCCATTTTTTGATTCTCCAGCGTTCTTTTCGGGTACAGCACAAACCAATGTTGTCCCATCGGTTTACCCTGTCGCTATCAATGGTCGCCCGTATCTGATTGATATGAAATCAGGCAGGTATGTGCGTAGCCATGAGCAACGGGTGCGTGATTCGCAAGACACTTCGACTGCCCCTGGTGAGGCGGCTATTAACCCTGGTGGTTTGTGGAGGCGTGGTCAGGATTCGTGGCATCTTGGTGCTGGTCAACAGTATGCCGACACAGCTGAAGCCAAGGACTATATGTTCTATAAATCTAAAGGTATAAACCCTTGGATTAAAGGGCAGGTATCTTTGCTGAACACTACGGCATTGAATGTTGGTTCGGGCGCACCGACTACTGCTGCTAAACAGTTGATGTGTGTTGCTGGTGGATACATTTATGTTGCTGACGGGCAATCTTTGAAACGTGCCAGCACGGGCAGTGGCAGCTGGACAACCATTTCTACGGGTGCGCAAGCCAAAGATATTGAGTCATTATGTTCTGACGGTACAAGAGTGTTTATTGGCTACGCCACTGACAGTGTTTATGTGCATGACAGTGCTGGTACAAGCATTTCTTCCCACACAACAGGCTCCCACACTTTCACTTCTTTGGCTTACGCCAACGGACGTATCATCGGCACCCAAGCAAACATCATCATGGATGTAAGCACGGCTGGCGGTGGTACAACAATACACACAAATCGTAATGCTGCAATGCGTTTCGTTGGCAGTGCTGGCGGTAACGGATTTATCTATATAGCTGGATTCGCAGGCGATATAAGTCTAATTTACAAAACAACATTAAAGGCAGAAGCAACAGCTTTAGATGACTGTTCTGTAGCAGGGCAATTACCTTATGGAGAAATAGTTTCAAGCATTGACTCGTATCTTGGATTCATCTTTATCGGCACAAACAAAGGTATCCGCATGGCTACCACAGACGCATCAGGCAACTTACTTCTTGGCTCTGTCATCCCAACATCCGGTTCAGTAAACGATTTCACCGGCGATGGACGTTTTGTTTGGTTCACTTGGACAAACTACGATGGTACTTCCAGCGGTTTAGGTCGTTTAGATTTGTCTGTTAACACAAGCGCAAATACCCCCGCTTTTGCTACGGACCTCATGTATACAAACACAGGGGTCGTGCAAAGCGTTGTCACATTTGATTCTAAACGGGTGTTCTCTATCAACGGTATCGGTGTTGTCGCTGAAAACACAACAACTGTTGTCCCATCAGGCGAAATAGAATTTGGCACACACCGTTGGGGTATCCCAGACCGTAAGTTCGTAGCCAAATTTGATGTCCGAACCGAACCTCTACTTGGATCTGTTGCAGCTTATATATCTAACGACCATTCTGGTTATACTCTGCTCGGCACATTTCCTGACCAAAGTGGAATTGAATACACCTACCAAGGTACCGACACGAAAACCATTGAAGCCGATTTCAAACTGGTACTAACTAAAGGAACTGTTAAATTAACCGACAGCCCTATAGTTACACGCTGGATGGCACGAGCCTACGCAGCCCCCTTCAGGTCAGAAGTATTCTCCATCCCTGTCCTTCTTCACACCAAGATTCGCCCTCGTGACCGTGACATCTATATGGACCCCGAAGCAGAACTAGACAACCTTAATAGTCTTATCCGCAACCCTCGCATCGTCACCCTCCAGTTAGGCACCACTTCATATAGTGTCATCACTGAAGATGTCGAATGGCAACCCACAGACAGCACAGGGAACACCTGGTCTTGGGATGGTACGGCTACTGTTACAATGCGATCTGTAGAAAACTAGGAGAATATAATGGCTTTACCAGTACGAAAAGGATATAAAGGCGCACCTGCTCAGGCTGTGCTGACCAATAGCCCAGCTGATAGTGATACTTCTTTTGTTGTGGATACTGTTACTGGGTGGGCTACTTCTTTCCCATTTTATTGTGTTGTTGCCCCTGGTACTTCAAAGGAAGAAAAAGTTAAGGTCACAGCTGTTTCTGGGGTGACTTTGACTGTTGTTCGATCCCAAGATGACACTTCTGCGCCACTTGTTCATAGTGCTGGTGCAGCTATCTACCCTGTGTTCACTGCTGACGAAGCTGACGAAGCTAACCAGATTGCTTCCGTGATGACCACCAAGGGTGATGTTATTGGTACTGATGGTTCATCTATTAACCGTCTTGGTGTTGGTACGAATGCTCACGTGTTGCAGGCTGACAGTACAGCTACTAATGGTTTCAAGTGGGGACAAATTGTTGAGGCTGGTATTGCTGATTCAGCTGTTACTTCAGCCAAGATTGCTAATGGGGCTATTGTTGATGCCGATGTTAATGCTTCTGCTGCAATTGCTTACAGTAAACTAGCTTTGTCTAACTCTATTGTGGCTGGTGATCTCACTACTGGTGCTGTCACAAGCGCAAAGATTCTTGATGCGGCTGTTACTTCCCCTAAACTTGCAGCCCCTACGTTGACCTCCAAGACAGATAGTTTTACTCTTGCTTTGGTTGATGCTAACTGCACGATGCAATGCAATAAGGGAACAGCGATGACGCTTACTGTTCCTTCTGCTTCGGGTGGTTCTCCTGTTGATTTTGCTGATGGCACAGTTATTACTGTGGTCAACTACGGTGCTGGACAGGTAACAATTGTAGGTGCTACTGGCACTGGTGCGGTTACTGTGCGTTCTGCTAACGGTTTGAAATTGCGAGTACAATACTCTGTTGCTTCTTTAGTAAAAATTTCTGATACTGAATGGGTGTTAACTGGAGACACCGTAGCCTAATGCTGATTGGTGCTTCTTCTGGTGTAGCCGTAGCCCCCACTTTAACTGTCGGGTCTACCACTAACTTCAACCAAAACAGTGCTGTCTTTAATGGAACTGTAAACGCTACAGGCAACCGAAATATTACTTTAGTTGAGTTTCAGTATGCAACAAATGCGTATATGGTAAGCCCTTCAGCGTGGTTCACTGCTTCTACTAACTCAACCATCACCCAGGGTGCTACCAACACGGCTTGTACTTACAACGCTACGGGGTTGGCAAATGGAACTACTTATTGGGTTTGGTTCCGAACAACCAATACCAGTGGGTTTGTCACAACCAGTGCTACTACCACATTCACCACATACAGTGAAAGAACCGTTACATCCCTTTCTTCAACTACTTGGACCAACCCAGTACCAACATCAGGTACTAACGGTTTGGCTATCACCACACTCATAAGTGCGGTAGTTGTCGGTGGTGGTGGTGCAGGTACAACAGGCGGTGGTGCAGGCGGCACCGTAATGTCTTACAACAATGTCGCTGTTGGGGCAAGTGTGACGGTAACTATTGGTGCTGGAGGTGCTGGCTCCACAGGTGCAGACGGCAACCTAAGTAGCATTGGTACTTCTGGTGCGTCTGGTGGACAGTCTGGAAGAGATTATTTTAGAGATGGTTATGAGTGCGACGGCGGTGACGGCAATGGATACCTTGGTGGTAGTTATTCTGCGGGCGATAATGCTTTTTCGGTTGCTGGTGGCGGTGGTGCAGGTCTTGGAGGGAACGGTGGTAATGCTTCTGGCAACAACGGCGGCAACGGCGGTCCAGCCAATATCTTTGGTTTCTGTGGTGGCGGTGGTGGCGGCAATGTCGGTACGGGTGGCACACGAGGCACACCTAATGGGGCTGGAGTAACAAACAGAGGCACAGGTGGTGCTGGTCTTGACTACATACCTAACGGATACAATGGCGGCTCAGGTTACGCATCATTCAATTATTGGGGACCATAAACATGGCACATTTTGCACAACTAGAAAACAACACAGTCATCAGAGTTATCGTCATCTCAAACGACGACATCCTGGATGCCAACGGCAACGAATCAGAAGCCGTAGGTCAAGCGTTCTGTCAACAATTCGGTGAAGGAACATACCTACAAACCTCCTACAACGGGTCAATCCGCAAAAACTACGCAGGCATAGGCGCAACCTACGACCCACAAAGGGATGCGTTTATATCACCCCGACCAGAAAATGCTGTAGGCTTTAACGAAGAAACCTGCCGATGGATACCAAAGGAAAACCCATGATTAAACTACAAACACTCGTTCTTCGAATCTTTGGGGTATTCGGTTCATCCGCACTCGCAGCTGTAGCAGGTGGCGCAATCTTTGGTGTTGAACTCTGGAAGTCAGCAGCTATCGCCGGTGTTGTAGCCGCAGGTAAAGTAACTGAAGCGTTGCTTCGTTCATGGTCTGAAGACGGAACCCTTACTAAAGAAGAAGTTGCAGCAGCCTTCGGCAAAAAGGCGTAGCCGTTACGCCCTCGTAGGGGTTGTACTTTCCATTCTGTTTCTATCGTCCAGCGTTAGTGCAGAAAATCCAATTATCACTGGGATCACTGATTACTGGTTTGAATACACCGAGCCAACACAGTTCCAGGCACGGACGTACATGGTTGACGGGTTTAACTCTGACCCTCAACTGTGGCTATACAACGAGCAAGGTGTTGAGTTAGTAACTAACGATGACTTTTACGGGTTGCAATCCAACATCTCTATAGAAGTACAGCCTGGTCGGTACCGTCTGCGGGCAGGTACGTGCTGTTATCAGGCTGATGTTTGGCGTAGTAGCCCTGGTTGGAATGAACGGTACGAGTTGAGTTTCAATGGGCAACCAGCCAACACCACATCTACCACTGAGGAGCCAACGACGACTACTTCGACGACTTCTACTACGTCTACCACCACCACAACAACCACAACCACAACAACGACACTGCCACCAACAACAACTTCAACATCTACAACCACCACAACAGAAACGCCCACAACAACCACAGTGTTGCCAACAACCACCACATCTACTGTTCCCATTCCTCAAACAACTGTGCCTCCATCAACCGTGCCAACCACGACAACATCAACGCTGGCACCCACAACAACAAGTACATCTACTACCTCCACAACTACACCACCAATCGTAGTCCCTCCTGTCGTAAGCCCCGAAGAAGCAGTGGCTCTGGCTACCGACCCTGAAGCATTAGCTACCATCACCCCTGAAGAAGCAACCCAAGTCTTCGATGCTTTAGTCCTAGATGATCTATCTGATACCGAGTTAGTGCAGCTGGTGTCAGCCGTACAAGATGCACCAACAGAAGTTCGAGAATCCTTTGAAGCATCAGTCAACGTATTCGGCGGGGCAGTAGACACCTACGTCCCTATCGGTTCCACGGTCCCCGTCAGCACCCGCCGAGCCTTAATCGCCATCACAATTATGACCTCACTCATGGTTATACCAACTAAACGAAAGTGATAAAGTGCAACCTATGCGTAAATATCTAGGAGCTATCATCAGCTTGTCACTATGGTTGACCAGCACCGGACTTATGCTTATCACCCTGTCTGGCGACACGCTAGACAAGGCTCTATACATTAGCGCAGTTGCTTTTGCTATTAACATCCTTGCCATCGCCGCTGGTATTGGGATAGACGAGGAATAAATCATGCCAAGAAAATACAGTTACTACCCAGCGTTTGACGGCAAAGGCGCACAGCCAGGCACCGTAAAACTGGTTGCTCTTTGTGCTGCCAAATGGAAAACGAAGAACATGGGTATCTATTCCGTCAGACTTATGCGCAACTCTCATACCGCAGGTAAAAAGATTGGCGACCCAGGTATGGATAAATTCCTATCAGTCCATTCCACTGGGGCTGCCTGTGATGTTGGATATTCTGATCGCAAGGTTGGGGTTGCTATCTGGGACTTTTTGCTGGCTCACACTAAAGAGCTAGGCATTGAGGAAATACATGACTATGCCTTTGATGCAAATCCTAAGGACAAGAATCAAGGTTATGGTCGGGGCTTCAGGTGTAGCCGTGGTGAAAACGCAGCAGGGGTAAAGATTTTTACCGCTACCGATAACGCCGGAAGTTTCGGCGGTAAATGGTTGCACGTAGAACTATCCCCAGCTATGGCTAAAGACGCAGACAAATTCGCTAAAGCATGGGAATCATGCTCTAAGCCTGCATAATGGGTGTCGTCAGTGTTCTTGCTTCAATTGCTGGGTCTATTGTTTCTATCGGTGTTATCTATCGTGGTGTTGTTAGACCTCTTTTTCGGTGGGGACAGCGACTAGATAACGCAATTACTACTGTTGAAATGAACATGAAAAACAACGGTGGTTCATCTTTGCGTGATGCTGTTGACCGTATCGAGAATCGTTTAACCATAGTTGAGGACTACGTAACTAAGCCACGGTAATCTGATACTGTCGTGAGTCCTATGACAAGCGAAACCATCGAAACACTCCTGTATTTTCTATCTAAAATCCACGTTCCTATCACGCAACAGGATCAATTCTTCTATGCTGTGCAACAGTTAGAAGCCTTGCAGCACAAGCAAAACAAGGCAGCTTAATCTTCAACTAAGATTGAAACATGACCAACTTTCGTAACCTATTCATGTGTCCTAGTTGTGGACAAATTTGGCTGTCGCAAACAGGTCGTTACTGTGTTGAATGTCGCACCGAGGGGGAACCACTTGACGAACCTACAGACGATTGAACTAGATCCACCGGCATACCCGATGGCTCTCATCTATTGGGCAGACGCTTGCGGAGGTGACGCAGGCTGGCTCACCCTTGATGAAGTAGAAGACGACGGCGAAGTCCTGGTGCAATCAGTAGGGTTCCTTGTGCCTGTTGGTGATCCTGGGGCTAAAGAAAACCATGTGACACTGCTACAAAGCATCCACGATGGTGAAGGTATCAACCTGTTTTATATCCCTGTAGCTATGGTCAGAAAAATAGTTTTACTTTCTTCTTGACATTGACACACCCCTCCTGTACGGTGCAACGTAACAACTGTTACACAGAGAAGGGGAAGTTAAATGACTTTCAATCGTTACCGTATCCACAAAGAACCACACGGTTCACAAGCATGGCTAGATCAGCGTTACATGGATGCCCAAGGCAACCGGCGCATCTCAGCCTCAGCAGCAGCAGCCATCTACGGTCTGCATCCTTTCGTAAAGAAAGACCATTACGCAGCTGAACAACTATCAGGTGTTGCACCTAGCCCTATCACCCCCAATGCAGCGATGGAAACAGGCAACCGCCTTGAAGACACCATCATCTCATGGGCTGGCGACAGGCTCGGTGTTGAATTTGAAACACCAAAGGAACTGTTTTGTTACGACACAGACAATGGTTGCCATCTCATCTCCACCCTTGACGGATGGAACGAAGAAACCCGCCACATCCTCGAAGTCAAAACCACCAGCCGTGAATACTCAGGCACACTCCCTGACTACTGGCGTATCCAAGGGATTACCCAATACATTTGTTCTGATGCGAAGCGTGTCACGTGGGCAGTCTTTGACAACACCCTGCGCCTTACTCTCGTTGAGCAGGTCATCACCGAAGAAGAAGTTGCTGAACACATAGCAGCTGTAGCTGATTGGCTTAACACCATCGAACTTGGCATGACCCCATCCGGTGTCAAATGGTCATACGAAACAATCCAAACCAGGTATCAACGCCCAACCTCACGAGCTGTTGAACTACCTGAAGACTTCGGTGCAGTCCTTACACAGTTGCGTCATGTGCGTAGCGAACTGGCTTCATACAAACAATTGGAAGACGAATTAAAAGCACAGGTATGTGAGTTGATTGGCGATGCCGATACCGCTATCTTGAACGGTACAACCGTTGCTACTTGGAAGGGGCAGAAACGAGAAACCTTTGACGCTAAAAGTTTCCGTGCAGCTCACCCCGACCTTGCCAAAGAGTTCACTAAAGAAGTACAAACCCGTACATTTCTCTTGAAAGGGGAAAAATAATGGAAAAGAAAACAATTGGACAACTACTAGAGGTACTGAACAAGTACGCAGTACCAGATCCGAAGATTGTGGGCAAACTACCTAAAGGTGGAACCCAACTTGATTTCGTAGGTCACGCAGACATCACCCGTATCTTGATTGAGATTGACCCGCATTGGCGTTTAGTTCCAATCGCATGGGACAACGGACGACCAGCAATGAACATCGTGAATGACATGGCAACCATGTGGTTTGAACTGACACTGCTCGGCACATCACGTCTTGCTATCGGGTCAGCCAAATCAAACAGCCCCGATCTTGATAAAATTTTGTACGGCGATGCATTACGTAACGGGAGCATGCGGTTCGGAATCAGCCTCAATTTGTGGACGAAGAACGAATGGGAAGACCTTGACCACAACCCTGCACCGTCAAAGCCTGCGGCTCGTCCGGCACAACCAGCACCAACAGCAGGTGCAAAGCCAAAGCCAAAGACACTCACAGCATTATCAGACGAACAAGTCAACCAGTTCAATGCAGCCTGTGAAACCAAAGGCGTAGACCCGAAGGTTGTAGCAGCTAACGCTGGCATCCCCGAAGGCACACCCTGGATGGAATCACACCTACCAGCATTGCGTTCAGCGTTCAAAGAACTCGTAGCATTTAAGGACGGCGAGTAATGGCTAACAAAAGAACAGTCGACCCGTCAGCTAGTGAAGCATCCGCAAAGATTATTGGTATCAGAGTGACCGAAACACAACTGGCACAAATCGCTACCCTTTGCGAACAACGTGGGGTACGCAGGTCACAGTTAATCCGTGACTTGGTACGCCAAGCGGTGACAGCATCGTGAACGCCAAGGAAATCACTGAACACGGGGCATCTATGTACCGTAGAAGGGGCTGCCGATGCGATGTTTGTCGTGTCGGTATGTCCCAGACCCGTAAGAAGTACCGCCCACTTGTCATGTCTAGTGATGTCCGGCTGGATGCTAAACCGTTGATTGAGTTTCTCACTAAAGCAGAACAGTTGCAATACCTGGACAAGCATACTGTTGCCCGCTGGTGGGAGAACGGGTTAAGCGTTTACACCGCAGACAAATGGTGTCTACGTTTCGGTCTTCACCCTGCTGAAATCTTCGGACACAAATTTTATGAAGGATGTTTTGACAGTGAGTGATGAAATGGATAGCGGAATGTGGCAAGAAGCTGTGTCTTCGCTTGTTAAAGAGAACAATCGTTTAACAGAAAAGTTGATGTTGCTCGAAGATACTAACGCCATGCTCTCATCAGAGTGTCGCCGGTTGGGTGACGAACTGGCACGGCGCAGTGAGTAAAGCAAAACAAAAAGGAACCGCAGCTGAAACCGCTGTAGTCACATGGCTTAAAGGTGAAGGCTGGATCTATACAGAGCGTCGTGCGTTGTCAGGAAATCTTGACAAGGGCGACATCAACATGGGTGCGCCAGTCGTTATTGAAGTGAAAGACCACAAGACAATTACGTTGTCTGAATGGATGAAAGAATTGAAGGTTGAGATGGCTAACGCCGAAGTAAATATGGGTGCTGTCATTGCTAAGAAGCGTGGCACGATGGATGTCGGAGATTGGTATGCAGTCATGCCTGCCCGTGTCTTCGCAGCCTTACTGAAGGAAGCAGGCTACTGATGAGTGAATACATACACCAGGACGATGCGTACGAATGGCTTCGAGACAAAGAGATTGAGTTTGCAGAACAAGACTTCGCCAAGGTACAGGTCGAACGTGACCAGTGGAAACGAACCGCAGAAGTGTTGGCTCGTGAACTAGGAAAGGTTGAATACGCACAAGCCGAATATGAAAATCAAGAAGGTGTACCTAATGAAGCAAATAATAGTAACCCTTGACGAATACGAACTGGCACATGCAGCAATGGCCGGATGCCAACGACGCATAGCTTCAATCGCTAAACAACGCCCGCAGTATTACAAAGCAGATGACCGCCAAAACTTTTGGCAAATAGACATCATCGGTATGATTGCCGAGTATGCAGTAGCCAAAGCAATTGACAAACATTGGCAACCAGCAACCAACAAACGCTTGTCTGATTTACCTGGCGACGTAGGTATCCACCAAGTCCGGTCAACAGAACATCGAGATGGTCATTTGTTTGTCCACCCGAAAGACAAACCAGCTGACTACATCCTTTGCATTGTTAAAGAAAACAGAGTGTTGATGTCCGGCTGGATGCCACTCAGTGATGCCATTGCTGTTGGCGAGTTGCGATCTGCTGATACCTATTGGGTTAAACAGAATCAACTGTACGGATTTGAAGACTGGTCAACGCCTGTGTGTTGGTCTGATTCGGTTGTTGCTAAGATAACTTAATCCGTTTAACACTATCTAGTTGGGAGAACTATGACACCTAAATGACCCATCCCCTGAACAAAGGAAAACCATGCGCAAAAGCATCCTCATAACCATCATCCTGTCCCTATCCATCCCCTCTACAATCCTCTCAGAAGCCCCTGTAAGCGCATCTAAGACACCCAAAGAGATTGAAGCACTCGTAATGCCCTGGCGATTCTATTTGAGAGTTGCCCGCTGCGAAACCAATTTCCGCTGGCATACCAGCACCCGCAACTACACCTCCGGCTACGGAATAGCCAAAGGAACGTGGCAACGCTTCAGTAACAGCTCCAACGCAGACCGCTACACCCCCGTAGAACAAGCCCGCATCGTAGACCGCATCGCTTGGCTCGGACACACCGAACCCGATGGTGAGTACGTTCATCCCGTAGGTCCGTACGGCTGGTCTGTAATCAAGTCCCAAAACTGCATGGGATTACAAGGATTCATCTGCCGATCCCCACACCCCAAAGTTAAACGCTGGAAAAGATACTGCTAAGGTTTTACACAGGACAAAGGGGAACCTGTGGATACCGTGACATACCGAACCAGCCAACGATTTTGGAAACGAGTAAACATCCTCACCCCCGAAGAATGTTGGGAATGGCAAGGCTCACTACGAGGCGACAGCTACGGACAGTTATACGCCCAAGGCAAACACAGATCAGCCCACCGGTTCTCATTCTTCCTAGCTAACTACTACTACCCGCCAGTTGTACGCCACAAATGTGACAATCGAATCTGTGTCAACCCCCACCACCTAGAAGGTGGAACCCAAACAGAAAACATGAAAGACGTAGTAGATCGAGGCAGACATTTCTATGCCAACAAAACACACTGCCCAAGGGGACACGAATACGATGAAGCAAATACATACAACAAACCCAACGGATCTCGTGAATGTAGAGCTTGTAGAAAAGCAAGAAAACTTCTTGACTTTGACACACCCCATCTGTAACATGAACGGAATGAAGGGCATCTCGCTGAAACAACACTGGCACTGTCCACGATGCAAAGTATCCGTGACGACCTACATCACCCTCTCAACCCCACCACAACACCGTTGTCTAAAGGCTGCGAACCAACCCAAACCACTACAACCCTCGGAAGGGGTAAACAATGAGTAACCACATCACAATCCACGGAAAGCTCGGACAAGAACCCGAACTTAAATACACCGGCAGTCAAATGGCAATCGCCACCTTCACAGTCGCAGACACCTACGGCAAAGACGACAAGAAAAAAACAACATGGCACAACGTCACAGCGTTCGGCTCACTCGCTGAAAACTTCGCAGCCACTTGCGCTAAAGGTGAAACCGTAATCGTTACAGGTCGCCTAGAACAAGAAGAATTCACCAAAAAAGACGGCACAAAAGGCAAGTCAATCAAGATCATTGCTGACGAAATTGGTGTGTCACTCCGCTGGAACACATGGGTCAAAGACCAAACAGAAAATGTCATGGCGCAAGTCGGCAAGATTTTCCCATCAGCAACACCAGTACCCGCAGCTGACGACTTCTTTTAATGCGTGTCCTGTCACTATTTAGTGGCGTAGGGGGATTCGACATGGGGCTAGAAGCAGCAGGAATGACAACAGTATTCCAATGCGAGCTAGATAAAAACTGTCGCCAAACCCTAGACCACCACTGGCCTGGCATACCCAAATGGGATGATGTCTCCACACTCACAGGTCAATACATCCTTGACCACTGTGACGGTGTAGATCTCGTCGCATGGGGATCACCATGTCAAGACCTGTCAGTCGCAGGCAAACGAGCAGGTCTAACCGGAGAACGGTCAGGTTTGTTTCACCAAGGAATCCGAATCATCAAAGAATTAAGAGAGTTATCTAATGGAAAATATCCAACCTGGTCTATTTGGGAGAACGTCGCAGGAGCCTTATCTTCCAATAATGGTGCCGACTTCGGGGAAGTCCTCTACGAAATGGATGAAGCAGGGGCGTGTTTCTCGGAGTGGTCCATGCTGGATGCACAATACTTCGGAGTCCCCCAAAGGCGTAGACGAGTGTTCGTCCTCTCTTGCTTTGATCCTGCAATCGCCAGCCGAAGTCCCGAAAAAATACTTACTGTCGGGGAAAGCAGCGGAGGGAATTCTGCGAAGGGCAAACAGGCGAGGCAAAGTGCTACCAACGAAGCTGCAGAAAGCATTGGAAATAGTAGCGAACTTGGATCTGGACAACCAATAGCCAATACTATTAGTGCATCCATTTACCATCATGGAACTGTTGTTAATCAAGATGCAAACAACGGTCATGTAGTAATCCAGCAACCAAACATTGTTGGGTCACTCCAAGCTAGAGATTATAAAGGTGTCGGGAATCAATACGTGATGGAGAACAAACTTGTGGTACAGCAAACGCCGACGAGCGCAGCATGACCAAGACTTCGAGACATGGATTCATGGCGGGGTGTGTCCTACCTTGAACGCATTTGACAACACAGGCGACAGCCGAGCAACCCTACTGATTGTGTTTGACAACTCATATCGTGACGGATTACGAATACAAAAAGGGAACACGGTAAATACTTTGTCAGCAAAAATGGGAACAGGCGGAAATAACGTGCCGATCATAGCTTTTGACGGGTATAACCAGTCAGTAACAGAAGACATTTACCGAGCATTACGCATCGGGATAGACAGTGGCGACTGCATTGCTATCCCCATCCAAGACGGACGAGAGATGGAAAAGAAACAAAACGGATTCGGCATTGGTAACGAAGGCGACCCGTCATACACCCTTGACCAAACAGGCGCACAATCAGTGGCCGCCGAACAAGGAGAAGAATCAACAATGCAAGTACGCAGACTCACACCGGTCGAATGTGAACGCCTCATGGGATGGGCAGACAACCACACCCTGCCCCGTGCAGACGGAAAACAAAACGCAGACACCACCCGATACAAAATGTGTGGCAACGGAGTCGCCAGCCCAGTAGCACAATGGATAGGGCAACATCTCATGGCAATAATGAATGACGCATGAGCTGTGGGAATTCACCCGTGCCGATCCGTTCTGCACCCACTGTGGCACCATAGAACGAGCATTAAAAAAATACACCCAAGACATACACGACACCTGCCCCTGTGTATGCCACCAAAACAAAACAACTGCGGTACGCAGCGCACCAAAGAAACGAACTAAAAGAAAATGAAAGATGAGTGGCATGACAAAGCAAACTGTAAAGGCGCACCATCGTCTATCTTTTTCCCTGAAATACCCAACGGAGATGTGCGGGATTTTTATTGGAAACCGGCACGAGACTACTGCTCTGGCTGCCCAGTCATAAAACAATGCCTGGAGTTCTGCCTACCATTCGAAGCTGCCACAGGTAGGCGAGATGGTTTCTGGGCTGGTATGACCCCTAAGCAAAGAGATCAACACGTTAGGCAGCCGACCAGCATCAGCTGGAAACGGTAAAAGGCTCCGACTCGTGAGAAGGGGGACACGAGCCGGAGCCAAACTGATACTACCAAAATTAGTAGCGATGTATTTGGTACTGATATTGCCACACCATAGAGGTGCTTTCAGCTGCCAACACTGCCTGTGATTCTGTCGGGAATCGTGCAGCCAAGTGTTTTGTTTTTCCCCATCGCCAAACTTTCCGCTTATCCCATGTGAGCCACTTAACCTGCGAACCGTTCACAACATAGGCAACAACAAACTGTTGTCGTTCCGGTGCTGAACGAAACAAACGCAGTCGTTCCAATGCTGAACGGGTCAGAAAGGTTCGGTATCCCAAAACTGCGGATTCCTTCCGCAACACGCAGGGCAGAGATCGAAACCGCCCATGTCTGGATCAAAAAACCAGCCGTTCTTAAACTCTGCTACTCGTGCATCGGTCGGCGTTCCGTATTGAGAAATGGTCGAAATGTTTTTGCATTTGTCGCATTGTATTTTCATTAAAACGGTCATGCTGCGCCCCCGTCTAAAGCATTAGAAAACGCAGAGCTAGGATCTAGTTCCCAACGTTGAGCAAGTGGAAACAATTTATCCGCTGTAGGTTCAGCTGAAATGCTGGCGATTAGGTCGCCAATCATCCATCGACACGAGTCCAGAGCAACCCCGATATTTTCTCTGTCTGAGCTGTCGGCGATTGATTGGGCATCCAGTAGCAGGCGGTATGCCTGCACCAGAAGATCCGTGACCCGTTCAGGTGCTTGTAGTTGTGTATCTTCAGACATGGTTAGCCCCTTTTCTTTTCTTCATCCAGCAAAGCCAAGCAACGGCTCCAACAAACCAAAGCCCCAGCGATGAACGGCACAGCCCAGACGAACCCAAACGGGAAGCCAAAGATTGCGACGTTCGGCAGGAAGGACACCGCCAGCGTCCCGCCAGTCATGGCAACTGCCAAACCGGTTAACGGTAAACGATACGGACGGTTCAGATCTTGCGCTGGTCGGTGCGTTGCCGACATCACGGCAGGATGGTTGGGTGAATAATTGCGCCCCATCACTTGATTTCCACCTTGAACATTTTGGCGTACGCAGCCCAGAGTCCGTAATGCTCCATAACTGCTTGGTGTGCCGTGTTCCCTGCATCGTGGCTGTACGGTGCTCCTCGGTAAAGGTCGCCGACTGTGTTGTGCGCTTGGATGATGAGGGCTTGTGCCTCTTTGGGTGAAGTGCCGAGGGCTTTACTAGAACCGCAAAAGCCTGGCACATTGTGAGTAACTCCGTAACCTTCTAGATCGTGTGTGAACACATAAAGGCTCAACCCGTATGGGCTGCCGATCCGCATCCGACCCGCTTCGTCTGCTGGCATGATGCCATGCCCTGCCAATGTGCGGGCATAATGGGCGAGTGATCGCCTAGCCCCGTTGATTGTGATTCTTTCTGACATTTCAAACCCCTTCCAAGGTTCCAGCTGCTCGGCGTTGTGCTTCGCATGGTGGCTGGCTCGGTGTGGCTCCGAGCGAAGGGCAACCCCCAGCCGATTCGGTTCTAGTGGCGTTCGCCGATCCCGTCTAGTTCGCACTCGGTGGCACGATAACCAAAGTTAAAGACAAGAGACTCAATCGTATAGTGCTTGCCTGAATCGTCAAGCACATCACGATTCTCTAGATATTCCAGCGCACGAGCTGCACAGTTCTGTACCGCTATTTTTTCTGTGCTTCCTATTGCTATGAAGGACTCGTAGAGAGGTATCTCAACTGCCCATAGTGTTTGCTTTTTTGTTTTCATGTTTGCCCCTTCTTGGCTTACTAAGTTTTTAACAAATTCCATCTGGCTAGTCAAGCATTAACGGATCATCGGACGGGAACGCATGAGTACGAAGCATCGTGACCGCTTCTCGCAACGTTGCAACGCTTCCCCAGTCGGCAGTTGCTGGGACTCGTTCCATCTTGTTAGCCATCGCAACCAGTCGCCGAGTTGTTGATTCCACATCATCTGGGCGAACCTGCCCACAGCTGCAAACCATCAGCCCCGATGGATTGGTGGTCATGCAACGGCACAGCCAGCAGGAACAGCCTTGAAATTCTGGGATAGGCAAATCCTGGCAAACGGGGCAAAGATCCAAATCGTCCTCGTCCCATTCTGGATTATATGGAGTAGCCATTATTCCACCCCCACAGTACGAGGCACACCGAGATTGTCTGTCACGATCAGACGAACAACGAGTCCACGAGGGTCGCCGTCAAGTTGCAGCCGGATATTGGCGGGCAAACTTTCAGCAAGCACCAGCAACCTAGATTCGATCTGGTCGTCACGCTTCTGGATCCATTGCCAATTTTTATTTACCCAGTCGCCATCATGCACATCGTCCCCGCATTGGATCTCCTGAAACCTGCGGTAAGTTTTCGAGTGCCGACAGATTAGAGAAACCGTGTTCACAATATCGCCGTGTTGCTCACCTCCCCATTCTGCGCCAGCCTTGGCTAATTGTGTGGCGATCTCTCGCCCTTGCTTTGTTATCATGTCTACCCCTTCTAGGTATCCTGCCCCGCATTATTGCGGGCGCATTGTGGGCGGTTAGGACTTGCACCTATCTGTCTGCTTGTCGCCCTTTCGGCTGCTTCTCGCTAGTCGATCAGTCCTGCATTTTTTAGGCTTGCGGTCGTGTCAATGAGATCGACCCCCCAAGCTTTCAAATACAAAGGCACACACTCGTCCACAAATTCGCAACGTTGCGAATCTGTCTCTAGTTCCTTCAGATAAAGCCGATCGTCTGCCTTTAATTTGCGGGTACTAATTACCCAGCCGTTAGTGGTTGTGTACTTCATTACTTGCCCGCCTTGTCTGCTAGTTGGAAATAGGCTTCACAGTCTCCGCAGAGTTGCTCACCTTCGTTGTAGGTGTCGGGTAGATCATCTGCCAGACGGACACAACATTCACAAACTGGATCGGCTGTGCCTTCGTTAACTGGTTTTCCGTGTGCCTGATTAAATAGGATCTGCTTAATTTGTTTGTGGGTAAATTGCATTACTTACCCACTGCGATCATGTCTAGAACACCAGCCGACTTATATTGACAGTCTCTGATCTCGCCCAACCAATAATCGTGGGATTCTTCGTCATCGCCGAAGTCGGGAAACTCCACATCGTCCCACACCCAGCCACCAGCGCCAACTTCGAAGTATTCGACACCATCGATCACTTGCGGAGCGATCGGGTAAAGAATTGTTTCGCCGTCTGATTCGTCAAGTTCTTTCCAATGTGGAACACCATCGATCATTACAACGATGCCACCCTCCCGAAAGTCGGCAAGATTATCGTCTAAGAATGTAGCGATGACTTGCACCGATTCGATCGGGAAAATTGGGGTAGCCCAACCATTCCAACGGTTGCGGGGATCGTGAAGCCCCTCTATATATAGTTCACCTTCTATGGTGAAAATTGCCTTATCCATTTGTTTACCCCTCTTAGGTATAGCGGGCGAAAAACCCGATGGATCTATTTAACCACAACCGTCTAACACATTGCAAGTCATTAGATCAGAAACCTTTCAAGCACCCGAACGTCACAAAAGCTGCCAAACCACCAGCCAAAAAACCAGCACCAAAACAAGCACAACACACACACAAAAAGAAGGCATAGGCGGAGGGGCTGGAAAGTCACGAACGCTTAGAGTGAGGGGCGACTACTTAGAGTGACCGGTTAGTAGTGTTATAAAACCAGGAACGCTGGGGGGGTGTTTTAGGTGCGCCCATAATGTTTGTTATGTAACGTCGGGATCTAGTGGCTGCCTACCGACCAGTAGGTAGAGAGCGTAACGCAACTGGGGGTATGCCGAGCCACGGGGGGGTACATATATGTATACCTGTTCAGCCATGTTCTCACTCTTTTGCTGTGTGTGGGGTCTGGTTGTTCACTGTGCGTGGTGGCTGACCACGGAGGGTGGTGTTAAACGGTTCGCTGGGGAGGAGGCAGGAGATAACCAGCTGCCTAGTCACCGGCTTTAGTTGGCATGGAAAGAAAAAAGAAAAACCCACAGGGCTGGACACGTCAACTGGTTTTGTTCCTGCTTCTTTGCGAGCAACCGAACAACGTGAGGGCGGTAGCCGCCAACGGCGGAACCAGATCGTGACAGTCCAGGGTTTAGCTTCCCCCACAGTTTAGATACCAAAGTGATACCAAGGTCGCCGTAGCCAAATGTTTTAGCCGACACCCGAAAGTTTTAATGAGATGACGTTCATTACGCTGCTTGAATCTCTTACACAATAGGATCAATAATTACATAACGGTATTGTCTGATTGCAGGATTCATCTACCCCAGTTCCCTGGTGTGAAATGTCCCGCATCATGCAACCGATGTACGACCCTGCCTGCCTTGACGCTATCCCAGCGTGGAGGTCTTGTGAAGTTGACATCATCGTAGCACATGGTGTTAGTGTTTCCACATGAAACAAAAGCCTGTTTGGGAAACTAAAAACCCGAAGAAGAAGTCGACTCCTTTGTCTTCATCTCAGAAGGCTTCTGCTAAAGCAAGGGCGAAGAAGGCTGGTCGTCCGTATCCGAACCTTGTTGATAACATGGCTGCATCCCGAATGAAAAAAGGAAAGTAATATGCCACAGGTAGGAAAAAAGAAGTTCCCATATACAGAAGCTGGAATGAAAGACGCTAAAGTAGCGGCTAAGAAAACAGGCAAAAAAATGAAGATGGCTCCTAAGAAGAAAAAGTAATGGCTAAGAAACCAAAACCTACAGGTAAAGCAACATCTGCCTCAACGGCTCGCACTAAAAAAGAAGACGACGCACGAATTGCAGGGTTTGCCAAATCCCGCAATGAACAAGCCCGTGGGTACAGCCAAATGGGTAAAGCAGTTCTCGGTGGAGCAGTTTTAGGAAAAGGCTATTCAGCCGCCATGAACAGTTACAAATTTGGTAAAACCGTTATTCATGGTTCACCAACTAAGAATCTTAAAACAATCAACCCAACAAAAGGTTCTCAAGACGCACCAAAAGAAAATGTTGTTTGGGCTTTTAACCCTAAAGCCAAAGGTTCTGTTTTGCATCCCGAATCAGCAAAGAGTTATTCAGGCGATAAAGGTTCAATCTATGTTGGCAAAGTCCCTCGTTCATCTGTAAAAAAGATAGACCCTGCCACTAAGTCTGTTGGTCGTGCAGGTCGTAATGAACCTATTGTTGTTTCTGGTAAACCAATTAAAGTTTCTAAAGAAATTACACTTCAAGGTAAAAGTACACAAAAAGTGGTAAAAGAAGTTAATGATGCTTTGAAAAAATCTGGGAGTAAAGGCTTAAAAGGAAAGAAATATCCTAAGCCTTTACCGTCGGGTAGAAAAACAGATTTCTGATGCCTGAAGATTCTCGCCTTAAACGGGCAGGTGTATCTGGGTACAACAAACCTAAAGCCACTCCTAAACATCCAACTAAATCTCATGTGGTTGTAGCCAAAGTCGGTAGCGAAGTAAAACTAATCCGCTTTGGACAACAAGGAGTGTCTGGTTCCCCTGACGGGTCTGCCCGTAACAAAGCGTTCAAAGACCGTCATGCTTCTAACATTGCTAAAGGAAAAATGTCTGCCGCATACTGGGCTAACAAAGTTAAGTGGTAGAATAAACCCAGTATGGGAACAAAAAGAGCTGTCCCAATTCAGGACAAAGCCAAGTTCTTTGCTTTAATAGCTTCAGGACGAAACATTAAAGATGCCTGTGCAGAGACAGGGGTTCATGTCAATACTGGTTCTCGTTGGTTGAAACGAGCCAAAGAGCTTGAAGCGAACCGTAAAGAAGCAAACCATAAAGCCAACACTGGTGCAGGTAACGGTGGTCGCCAGGAACGTGCGCACATGGACTTCATGGATACCATTGACCTGCCATCTGCTATTCCGCACGATATGTTGTGTGAAGAAGCCCTTCGAGGGTTAGAAGATTTTGATTATTTTCGCCGGCGATATTTAGGGCGTGTCCCAAGTCCGTGGCAAGTAGAAGCTGCGCTCACTCTTGTTAAACTATTGGAGTCCGAAGAAAAAGAATTCGTAGTTCTCAACGTCCCCCCAGGTGCAGGCAAATCAACTTTGTTCCATGATGTAGCGGTGTGGGCAATAGTTCGCAACCGGCGTGTGCGTGTAATGATCGGGTCCGTATCTCAGAACATGGCGAAGATGTATTCTCGTCGTATTCGTGAAACGCTCGAAAGGGTTTCCCCAATTCTTCCCGATCCGATGATGGTTCAAAAGGGATTAGCAATAGATGCAGAAGGATGTTTAACAATTGACTATGGACGATTCAAACCAGTGGACAAAGGTGCCTTATGGCGGGCAGAAGAATTTGTCGTCGAACAGCTTGACGGAAACGGGTTGGACAACAAAGAGCCAACTGTACGTGCCTACGGAATTGAAGCAGAATTCATCGGACACCGAGCCGACCTCTGCCTCTTTGACGACGTTGCCTCACCAGATAACGCCCGTGAATCAGTCGCAAGGGATAAATTACTTGAACGGTGGGATGGAGTCGCAGAAGCACGTTGCGACCCAGGTGGTTTACTGGCTGTTGTCGGACAGAGACTCGGATCAGGGGACCTCTACGCCCATTGCCTCTCAAAAGAAACCTACGATATTGAAGAAGACATCAGTTATGACGGGTCAGATGTTGAAAGCCCTGAAGATGTTCAAGAAGGTCAACCTGTTCGGCAAAAAAAATACCGCCAAATAATCTATAAAGCATATTATGAGGAACTAGACACAGGTAAAGAGTCCCGTTCATTCAAATCCTTACCATACCCCGACGGACCCCTACTAGATCCCCGCCGTTTACCGTGGAAAGACCTGTCATTTATTCGATACTCCAAACCTGACCTGTTTAACGTGGTGTATCAGCAAGAAGACCTTGATCTTGACACCCGACTGGTACACCGCACTTGGATTACTGGCGGGTTAGGACCAGATGGGGTTGACTATCCAGGCTGTGTAGATAACCACCGTCAACCTGGGCATATCCCTGAAGGTTTAGCCCACCCGTGGATCAGTATTGTGGCGGTAGACCCCAGCCCTACAATGTTTTGGGCGTTTGTATGGATTATTTACCAGCCTCAAACCAACCTTTATCACGTAGTGGATATCGAGCGTGTCAAATTATCCGCTGAAGAAGTCCTTGGATACGACACTATGACCGGTCAATACTCTGGGCTAATGGACGAATGGCAAGAACGGTCATACCAAATGGGTTATCCCATCTCTCACTGGGTGGTTGAAATCAACGCAGCCCAACGGTTCCTTTTAGCTCACGACTTTGTACGCAAATGGCAGGCTCTACATAGAGTCAATGTGATACCACATACCACTAGCCGCAACAAACTAGATGAATCACTAGGTGTTGAAGCCTTATTGCCAGCGGTGATTCGTTCAGGGGCTTTACGCCTACCTTCCATGAGTGGTAACTGGAAAACTTTGGCAGCTACAGATGAGTTAACTAAATGGGCTAGAGATAAAAAAAGCGGCACAGACATTGTTATGGCATTATGGATGGCAATTTTGAACCTGCCAAACCTAACACAAGGCAAGCCTCCACCGAGGCAATGGCGACCAAAATGGCTATGATGTGTTATCGTTGCATTGTTTGTAACCAAAGGTGACGCATGAAATCAGTTGAAGAAATCGTTGATCTATACAGAGAGCGTCTTGAAGCGCAAGGTCCGATTCTCAATCAAATGCGTGAGGTCCGTCGCCTAGCTAACGGTGATGTTGTTGTCCCTCTTAATGAACTTGACCGTTCAGCTCGTTCTTCTGTAGCTAACCTGCTGGTTCAGGGTTTAGATCAGATGTCTATGCGTGTCGCATCTACTATGCCGTCGCCTTATTTCCCTGCTTTGCGTGAAGGACAAGATCGCTCTATGCAACTTGCTCGTGACCGGAAGCGAGCCATGCTTGCTATCTGGGATCAGAACCGCATGAACATGAAGATGCGTCGCCGTGCTAGGCACTTACTTGCATATAGCAACTCGCCTATTTTTATTAAGCCTAACTTTGATAAGCGCATCCCTGAATGGCAGCTTCGCAACCCGCTTGATACCTTCCCTGCGCCAACTATAGATGTTGACAACCCAGTCCCAGATAACTGCATCTTCACATACGCACGAACATACCGTTGGCTAACCCAAAACTACGGCGACAAAATAAACGGAATCCTTCGTGTAGGACAACCATCATGGGACACCATGTTCAAAATCCTTGAATACGTTTGCGACAACGAAGTAGTTACCTGCGTTATTGGATCAGAAAAAGGGATTGCAATGGAATCGGGCGCACCATTCATGGGTTCCCACGTTGTTGAACTAGAACGAATCAGCAACAAAACAGGTATGCCACTTGTAGTGGTGCCACAACGCATCACCCTTGACAAGCCACACGGACAATTTGACGGTCTGATGGGTATGTACTACACCCGTGCAAGATTGCAAGCCCTCACCGAAATTGCTATTGAGCGTGGCATCTTCCCAGATGAATACCTCATTGCCCGCCCAGGTGAAAACCCAGAGATCATTCAGATTGCTGACGGTAAAACAGGGCAACTTGGTGTTGTAAAGGGTGGAGATATTCAGGTACAAAACATCTCACCTGGATACAAAACAGACGTAGCTCTTGACCGTCTTGAACGCCAAGAACGCCTCGAAGGTTCTATCCCAGCAGAGTTCGGTGGAGAGTCAGGCACCAATATCCGTACTGGTCGCCGTGGAGAAAACATCCTTGCAGCAACAGTTGACTTCCGTGTACAAGAAGCCCAAGATTTGTTCGCTTCGTCAATGGTTGAAGAAGACAAGATTGCTATTGGAATTGAAAAAGCCTATTGGGGTAGTTACTCCAAGTCATTCTTTGTTTCAGGCATGGGTGGAGGAGTCAAGGACTACACACCAAACAAACTTTGGGAAACAGACTTCCATTATGTTTCATACTCCGCAGCCGGTTCAGATGTGAACAGTCTCATTGTGGGTCTTGGTCAGCGTCTTGGTACAGGGCTTATGTCTAAAGAATCAGCTCGTGAAGCCGACCCACTTATTGCAGATCCAGAGATGGAAAAGGACCGCATTGTGGCTGAAGGAATCGAAGCTGCATTGTTGTCTTCTATTCAGGCACAAGCCGCAGATCCGAACGGTCCATACCAGCCAGATGATCTTGCATATATCGCAGAACAAGTTGCTTCTAATAAGATGACACTTCCTAAAGCAATCATGTCAGCACAGAAACGTGCGCAAGAACGTCAGGCAGAAATGGCACCAGCTGGCGCACCTGAAACACAACCAGGACTATCAGCACCAGGTATGGGTATGGAACAACCAGCAGGTCCACCAGCAGGTCCACCAAATATGGACGCAATGTTGGCTCAACTTGGTGGTGGCGCAGGTTCATCTGCACAGCCACAATCACCAGGTGGAGTAATGGCACT